GGATGGAATGTCACTGTGCTAGGTGTAGTACCGTCACCCTCAACAATCTTATCAGAGACAGCTTGTAGCTTGTTCTGCTCTGGTCCTAGGCGGCGTTGTAGATCAATAAGAGTCTCACCTGGTTGTAGCTGCCCTTTTGTACCATCTAGTAAGTATGGCTGCGCTGGGGCATCTGAAGTTACAGCGTTAAGCTGTTGCCCTGCCTGTGCTGCGTTAGGGTCTACATTTATGTGTACTGACTCAGCAACGCCATCAGGTAGAACAGAGGGGTTAACAGAAAGAGGAAACCGATTATTTCCAAATAATACATCTACAATTTGTCCATATGCTGCTAGGGTTTTAGTCTTTGTTACTTTTACAAATACACGTGATTTCTCTGTATCTGTGAACTGAACCTCAGAACTGTAGATACCACGATAGTTGCGATAAGCACGTAACCAGCGCTCTTCATCAGCAAAACGTGCATCTTCTGCTCGTTTGTAGCGATCCTGAACAAAGCCAACTACGCCAGCTTGGTTTTCAAAGATAGAATCTTCACTGTCTTCTGCAGCTACGATTTCATCTGTTTCAAACATTTCTTCTTGTTCTGCCATTCTTAATACCCGAAGTTAGGATCACTAGCTTGAAAACCAGTGCGTTGTTTTGCTGGGTTGTAGTCCCATATGCTGCTGCGTGGGCGTGTCATTACCCCATAACGTAAAGCATCGTATAAGTGATCCTCTGCGTTGGTGTCTACATCCTCTGGGTTTTTCTTGTCCAAGGGGATGCTTGGTATCTGCGCAATAGTGTTTGTGCAGTTATCCATAAATACAAGACGAGGCTTCTCAGTAAATTCATCTATCTGTAACCGTCTATGTATCTCGTTTTTACCTGCGACACGAGAGCCTCTACTGCGATCTGATGGACGCCATCTGCATCCCTTCATGATCATCTGCTCTGCTAGGGATGGCCCCGTGTCGCCACGGTTGTGCCACAAAGATGAGTCTAGCACACCGTATCTCATTCCACCATCATCTTTTTCAATTTCTAGGATCATATCTGCTAAATCTGTAGCAGTAACCTTAGAACAATATAGCTCTCTGTATACATAGAGTTGCTCGTCAGGTGCAACAGCGAACCAGAGAACGCCTGTGTAAGACCCGTAACCGTAGTCGCAACTTCTAAACTTAACCCAAGATCGGGGAACGTCAAAAGCTTCCACGACATGCTTTGATCTGTCAAACTCAGGGAAAGCTGCTCCTTCATTTACGTCCCAGTTTCCTTCGAGGAGTTGTTTTCTTTGGTGTTCAGGCAACGAGAGAAGCATTGCTTCATAGTCACCAGCTTCTGCCAAGTAAGGGTTGTCAAACAGAGAAGCTGGAATAAAACGCCTTTTAAATAATGGATCACCTGCACGGCTATGTCCTTTCGGGTAAGTTAGTAATTCACCAGTTTCTATATTGGTTGCCCAAAAAGCTTTTCCAGCAGGCGCTGGGTCTATCCATGTTTTCTTTACCCATTGGTGTCCTGCTCCACCGGGGTTTGTTGTAGCTCTCATATACAAGCCAAGGTCTTTAGATGCAGACCTTAAGCGTGATCTCATATAATCCCAAGCGAAAGGTGAAGACCATTGAGTAAGTTCGTCAAATCCAATCCAATTAAATGCTTGTCCTTGATACCTAGTAACATCTTGATCTTTATCAAGGTAAGACATCCATAGTCTCCCACCCCTAGGACTAGTCCATTGGGATTTTCGCTCACTCCATTTGATTCCGGGCACGGCACGAGGGTACAACTCCTGAGATTTTTGTATTAGTTCACGTAGTTCCTCTGTAGTATGGCGTACTAGTAGCCCACTAAAGTTAGGATCATTTAAACCATGCAGCGGGTCTGCAAGCATTGCATAAGATTTTCCACCGCCTGCTGCCCCACCATAAAGTACCTCTCGTTCAGATGAACTTAAGAAGTATGTTTGGGGGCCGGGGTTTGGCTTAAACACTACATCCTGTGCAATATCCACGTCAAACTCAGGAGCAGATACTTTTGCAGGTACAGTCTCTACTGGGGGTGCGACTGTTTCAACTGTCTTCTCTGGACTCTGAGTATGCCCCGACCCCTTGGCTTTCGAGCTTTTCGATCTCGTGTAGCGTTTCTTGGAGCCACTTGGCAAACTTGCGTTTAATTGTAATTGCTTTCCTACGTCTTTGCTCAACTTCGATTCTCTTTTTTAGGCCCATGTGTGATATGTAGCGGCCTGTTTCTTTACTCAACCATTGAGCTACCGCACGGTAACTATACTGCTTGAGGTGTCGTTTTGCAAGCTCTAACGCTTCTAGCTCTGACTCAATAGGTACAAGAAGCCTATCATTGTCTGGATGCTGTTCATAGCCCCACGGTATCTTCTTTGTTACCCGAACTATTGTGTGCCAGTTTTTGTTATGTGTTTTGGGAGGGAGGGGTAACTGCCAGTACCCAAGCTCCCTCTCAGGGATTACTAACGGTTTACTTATTCGTTCGTACCTTCTTTTGGTGGTAAATAGAAAACGCCACCACCACTGGTGACATCTACCTTATCTACCTTACCAAGCCCAGCGCGGTCAAGTAAATCTTTTGCCGCAACCATCTTTTCTTTGATGCCTAGTTCAGTAGGATCATATAAAGCGCCAACCATAGCCATAGCAGCTTTGGGCGCAGTACGAGCAAAATAAGTGCGTGTTTTATCTGCGATTTCATCTTTTAGAGATTCCACAATTGCTGCAGTGCTGGACTCAGGTGCATAACCTGCCAGTTTCTTAGCTGTAACAACATCACCGCCAGCTTCGTCAAATAGTACCTCAAGGAACTTAAGCTGCTTTTCCGTTAGTGTCCTCGCCATAGATGATTTCCTTAATTTGTGAGCGACCAATACCTAGGTCACGTAGTTCACGCTCAGATAGCATATGTAGTAGTCTGTAGTCTGCGCGTTTTTGTTGTGCTGTTTCAATAGCCTTGAATACACGTTTTAGAAAGTTAAGCATCACGATCTCCTTTGTTTGTGTGCGGAGATAGTTATACTTATGGTTGGGTCAGGTAGTAGTACCTATTGTTGCATACCCGTTATGATCTAGTTTGAGCAAATGTTTCTGTAACTGTCATAATGGTATCAAGATGTGCTGCAGTTGCAGGTGTTACTCTAATTTCATCACCAGCCTGTAATACAAGCTCAATATCAGGAAACTGTATATATTCACCTGCGCCTAGGTTTTTACCTTCTAAGAAATGGGATGTGTAGTTATCTTCAGCAATATACCACTCAATCTCTATACTAGTATTACCACTAGAGTTATGTACATGGATGAATGTCACCTCTGTAGTACAGTTAGGTGGGCAGGTATAGATTGTCTCTGTTGTAGTTCCTGTATTATGACCATACACAGATTTTCGTCTAGCTGGCCTACCTAACTGATTAAGTGCCATTACTTATCCTCTACGTATGTCCACGCTTCGTTAACATCAGGTGTGCTAGGATCATCACCACGAAGAGTACCATCTTTTTTACGAGCGCGTACTTTCTTCAGCTTTGGTTTAACTGCTTTCTTAACCGTCTTCTTAACTTTATTAAGTACCTTACTCTCTTCTGCAGTAAGGATATTTTTAATTCGCACATCATTAATATAAGCCGTACCAAAGCGGTCTTCCATCGCTGCACAATTCCCACGAGCATCATAAACACCCTTTCCGTTTAAGCGATATCCTGCAGCCTTTAAAGCTTTTTCATATTTTTTAAAGTAACTCATATTATTTCTTATCGTTGCTTACAAACTCATATAGTGTTTCAGCTTGCTTTTTTAATTCGTCAGGTGTGTACATTTTTGGTACATACCGATTCCATGCTTCTAAAGCCTGCTCTGAGTTCTCTTTATATTGATTCATAACAGTGTATGCTAATGTCATTTGGGTGTCATATGCTTTATCTAGCATCTCTTTTGCCATAGACATTACATCTGTACGAATTTGATATGGATTTGACATTTTACTTCTCCTGTGTGTGTGTTGTCAAAGTTTTACTTTTTACTCTTATTCTTTTTACGTCTTGCGTTAACCTTGTCTAGCTGGGACTGTGACCAACCTAAATTACCATTACCTCGCATAGAATCCACACCTGAAGTATTGATGTATTCTTTCTGAGATGCTGCACCAGAACGTACTTTTGTAGAACCGCTAGCCCCTAATGGTTTATACGTATGCTGGGGTACCCCGCCGCCAATGGAACGATTATTAGAAGCTGCACCACTACGACCTGAATAATGCTTTATTCGTGATTTAGCGAAACGATTAGAGGGTGCCAAGTGTTGTGTATTACGTGCCATTACTTTTTATATCCTTTAGCTGGACCAGTGCAGAAGCCGCCGTTGCGATAACCTTTCTTAGGCATACCACCGTTACCATAGCCTTTCTTAGGCATACCGCCTTTAGACATTTTGTTTTTTGCCATGCCACCACAGTTGCATGTCCCACCTTTTCCACAAGTACACTTCATTGGCGTTCCCCCTTTGTATAAACCTTGTGCTTTTCTAAATGCTGCTGCTGTAGGCGCACCTTTAGCGCCTTTTTTACGCATCTTCTCACCGCTACCTTCAGCAATTCGTTTACGCTTGTTGTGAATGTTTTCCCACAAGCTCATTATGTTCTCCGAGATTTCGTACCACTACATTTCCATTTCTTACGAGATAAACGTAAGGGGCTATTTGGGTCTTTAGCTGCTTTAGGGTGTTTCTTCATCTGCCCAGCGCTACGTGCGCAGTATGAATCACCTTTACTAGTACCGGGACGAATACGTTTACCACCATCCTTAGCTTTACCAGCTTGACCATAAGATACAGTACGCTTTCGCCCTGTTTTAGGGTTTGTCACTGTCTTAGCAAACATCTTACCTTTTGCTGGTTTAGCCATTATGCTTTCCCTGCTGATTTGGTACGCTTAAAGCTACGATTCTTAGATTTACTGGTAACCCGTAGGTTCTTACTGCTGTTGTTCTTAGGGTTGCCATCCTTGTGATCCACATCTTTGCCATCACCCTTGCGAACTTTACCAGCCTTTTCCATCTTACGTCTAGCTGTCTTACGCGCATCATTACGTTTGCGCTGGGTAGGCTTACCCTGATAGTTGTCGTACTCTTTTTTGTAGTTACGTGCCATATTCTCAGCTATCCGTTTATAAGATGTTAGTATAACCAGCTTGTCGTTGTCATCATATAGAGCATACTTTAATCTGCCTAACTCGACTAGTCGCATCTACCATCTGCCTTGGGATACTCCTATTAGATATATAATAAAACTAAATATCCCAGCGCCTATTATAGCGATAGCTAAGCCTACTGTCCAGTTTATTATGTTATCTATAAATTCTTGCTTGGCATATGCAGCTTCTTTACGTATACGCCGCTGTTCTGCCTCTATTCTGAGAACCTCCTCCCAAGCTGAAGGCCCATACAAAAAACTTATTTCATCCTTAATGGATTTTCTCATCTCGTCCAGCTTACGGCGCTGATTCCAAATGAGTATTGCATTTTCTTCGTCACTACCCTTGAAGGTCTTTTCCCACCAAGGTGGATTCTTAGCGCGTTCTTCTAGCTTACCAAAATCTGATACAGCTTTACCCCATGTAGCCAAGGTGTTACCCATTGACTGTATATCCTTCCCGGTGGATATAGCTGCCTTAAGCGTTTTATAAGCGCCACTGGCAAGGGCTATGCAGGAAACGGGGTCCATTACCGCATATCAGATTTAGGGACATCCACTTTGTTAAGAAACTTTATTGAGTTTTCTAGAACTGCAACTCTTTGCTGTAACTGCATTATGCTAACCATATGGCTTGCCATTGATGATGCCTCGTCCCACAACTCTTCAGTCTCTTCCCAAAGTTCATCTATCTCGTCAAACGCACCAGCTATGTAGTCTGCGTTATCCTGCACATCACGCTTCAGATTGACGTTATCCTCTACCGCCATCTTACTAGCAAACTGTGCTACTGTCTCTTCAAGGCTAGCAATAGTTGCTGCCTGTTGTGATACCCACCACACACCACCTGCTAGCTGAGCAGCCATAGCAAGCACAAGTGCTATAGGTAGTTTTAGGTTTTCCATTGATTCCTCTCCAAGTACAACCTAATTAACGCGCCCTAGAAACTCTAGTAGGAGACATACCTCTAGGTAAACGACGAGGCATACGAGGCATACCACCAGTGCCTCTCGGCATAAAAGGTCTACGGGGTCTACGAGGTCTAGGCTTGGGCTTAGGCATAATATCATCTACAGGAATAGCAGGTTTACCGCCACCGCCTACAAATGGATTAGCTTGACCACCATAACCCGGAATAGTTGAAGGATCAGCCTGTACGGGTGTATATGGGCTAGGTCTTGGTGTCCCCGGCATTGCAGTACCTACACCAGGTATAGGACGAGGGCCATAAGAAGGTGGAACCATGCCACCTGGATGGAATGCTCTAGGCGTAGCCTTTGGGATGTCTTTACGTTTCATTAGCCATACTCTCTTGGTCTATCTGGGTCTAGTACATCTTTGCGATCAAGCATACCCTCTAAGTACATAGCTCTTTCTACATGATCTAAGGAGTATCTAACTCCAGTGTCCTGCTCTATTGCAGCACGAACATAGAATACATCACTACGGGGAATATGTATGCGTTGTAATTTACGTGAGTTACCTTCGGCTATAGCGGAGTAAAACTCTTCAATAACGTTATCGCCTGCATATAGTTGTATATGCTTACGTTTCATTGTCAATACCTTTATATGAAAAAAGGTACGTGTCGCAAACTACGTGTGAGGGAGAGGAGACAAGAGGAAGAGTGACACATATATTTGTGACACGTACCTATAGTGTAACACTATTATGTTTATACTTGTTATTGTGTGTTACTTGATAATAGTATACATTAGAAAAAGTGAATATGTCAAGAGTTAAACTCTACCTATGTCCACTTTCTTTATTGCAACACTCCTATATAAAGTTTAACTATTTATTATTTATTACTTTATTTTAAGTTAATACACTAAAAGTTTAACTCTGCTGCTCCTGCTCCGCAGTTGTACCCATATTTTACCCCTAGTCAACCCCCTTTCTGCTAAATATTACAGTATTGTAACAAATTGTGATTAATATCCTAGTGTGTATGTAAGAAGTACCCGCATAAGTTGTAGAAACTAAAAATCACTTCTGTGTATTTGTACATATACGTGTAACGTCATACCCCCCGGTGGCCCTCGCAGGGTGTCGTTTTGGCTGTTTTCGTTTTAAATTGTGCAAATAGAGCTGTTTTATTCGGTTAAAGTATTGATATTATTACATTTTTATACTGATATATTATCATTGAAATACAATATGTGCTTATTTTTTGTGCGTTTTCATGTTTGTGATCACAAAAGCGAAAAACGTGCATGAAATACCATACCCATGTGATCACAAAACAGATATACCCCAACAGGTGTGATCACAAATGCAATACATTCCGGGT